ATCCATGCGGACTGAATGGCGTCCCCAACTGAAAGCCGGGTCTTGATGAATGCTTTCTTGCCGGTTTCCATCAAGAAACTCTCGGCAAGCCACTCTGCGGCGATACCGTCAAGATCGTCAGCGGCAGTCGTGACACGCGCCATGCCCCCATCCTCGTCAGGTGAAGAGATGGCCGAGGTCCCCGTCCCCCCTGAAATCGCGGTCAGGGTGTAATTCGCGGCAATCGGCAGCTTATCGAAGTCATCGAAAATAATGTGGTATTTGGTGGGATCGAGCATCCCGAATTCATAAAGGGGGTTGCCCGAAACGACGTTGGATACGCCATTGGTAAAATGTGTAGGCATTGAACAGTTCTCCTATTGGTTAACCAGAACCAGCATGGGGCTGGTTCCATTCAAATGCCCTTAAGATATAACAAAAGAAAAAAGAGAACGCTACGTTAAATGTTACTTGATCGATGTTTGTACGGGTTATGTATAGGTATATTCGGCTCCACACCACTTTGATAATAAAAAATGGGGACCCGAAGGCCCCCATTTCTTTTCTTAGTATCCTTCGTGCTTACGACGATCCAGGCGATCCGAAGAGGCCAAGATAGTCGGAGACGCCGAACGAATACCGTTCACGGGCTTTGTACCTCACGTTCCCGCTATCGAAATCACCATCCATCGACGTGGAAAGTCCGACACGGTTGAAATACTTCAAGCCGTTTGGAATATCCGTCTTCAAAAACCAGGCATTTACGTCGGTTAAATAATGATTAACGGAGTACCCATCCCGGATGGTGCTGTTGTGAACGATGGCGTTCACATCGTTGTCAGCAACACCGGTACGGTACTGCGACGCCAAGATACGTGTGGCAACAAACTGCAAATTGGTCGGGATGACCAACTTGACAGGCTGGGCCGCAACCAACAGACCACGTTCGTCGGTCCAATTGGAAATCTGAATGGCGGCGTCCTCAAGGGACGTTTCGTTCAGATCGGTGGCAGTCGCCGGGCGGTTGGAGAGGTCCGCACCCTGCACGATGCTGTGCGAGGTCGAGAACAACTGGTCGCCATCACCAGAGAGGTAGCCGGTGGTCGCGGTGAAACCATCGTTAAACGGGATCATCGCCTTGACTTCCTTGGTGTAAGACATGGCGCGAGCCAACGCCTTGGTGTATCGCGAAGACAGGCTGTCATACAGGTTGTCTTCCATCGCTTCTTCGGTGATGGAAAAGCCCATCGCAATCGTTTCGTGGTCGTACCGTTGGGTGAAACTCTCCTGCGCGGTGTCATAGGCAATCGGCGAACCTTCGTTCTTCACCGGAGCCGCCCCGAACCCGGACAGTTTCGTTTCTTCTTCAAACGAACGCTCGGAACTTTCGCTGTCGTAGACTTCCATGTGTTCGTCTTCGTACTTATCGTACTCAAGGCCAAACAGGGCGTTCAGGCCAGGAAGGAGTTCCTTGAGTAATTGCGCTCTTGAAATTGCAGCCATTGCTCAATCCTCCTTATGTGCCAAGAGCAAGGTCGTACTGATGGATATCGGCGTTCCACACGACAAGCATGTCGGTGAAAGCATCTCCAACAGCGGAAAATGGACCGTCCACGAACGCAATAGTACGCCACGGGAAAGTAGCGGTGGTGGCAATGCCAGATTGGTCGAGAGCCAAGATTGACTTGCCAATGCTGGTGTTGCCAGCGGCGTAGGTGATGATCTCCGCGTTCAGGCCAAGGGTGGTCTGAGCATGAGTGCCATCGGATTGCGCCTGAAAGACCTGTCGCGGATCGTCAGCGACATGGGCCAAGATATCCGTCGCCGACGTGGAAGCAGTCCACATCTGGGCGAACACCTTATAGTTCAGGTTCGGGTCGGTGAAGCTACAACCTTGGAAAATCCCAATGGGACGTGTCGAGGTTGCGGCAGTGTCGAGTTCGATTGTCCCGGCGGCGACAAGTTCCGCGACATCCCCAAAAAACATGGAGGTGCCGTATGAATTCGTCATCTTGAGTTGCCTGAAGGACCCACCTTCATAACCATTCAAGCGATTTACCGGAACGAACCCGTAAGGGGCGGCAGTTGCGGCCATCTTACTGTTCCTTTCGCAAATTAAGGGGTCATTTACGACCCCGACCAACGCCGAACGTAGTCTCCGAATGACGCTCCGTCTCAAGGAGGGGCATCCTCGGATCGTTCTCGCGCATGTAATTTTGATCCACGCTTGCCTGTTGGTCCTTGGACTTGCCACTATAATATTCGTCGCGCTGTTGCATCAATTCTTCAGAGCATTTGCACAACATCAGGCCACCGATAACGATGTTACCTTCAAACTCCGTCTCGGCGTCGGACATGATCATCAATTCGGGATGATCTTCCGCAAGGCAAGGCTCCCAACCCTCACGATACCGCATGGACACGTTCCGATTGTCAGTTTCTCCAAACATGGAGGTCCTGATCCAGCGGAACACATAGCCGTCTTGAGGCATGGGGTTTGGAAGATTCGATGGGGGACGATAGTGTGTCTCCCGATCTTCAGTTTCGCGTGTCTCGGTGTCTCGCTCTTTTGGAGCGGTGCGCTTTGCTTTAGCCATTCAACTGTTCCTTTGCAACTTGAGCGGCATACTGCTTGTTGGTCAACCCAAGGCGCTTTGCGAGGGCGACTTGGGTGGTGGTTAGCTGTACTTTGCGCGGGGGTTTACCGCCCCGTGACGGCCCACCCACAGGGGGTAGTTTCTTTCCAGAGGTCACAGCGGGGGTCGATGCCCCGTTACCACCTTTTTGCCCACTGGAAAATTCATAATCAGGGAATACGGTACGCATTCCCTCATCAATCTTAATATAATATTCTTCATGAAGACGGGGATCAAAGCCTTGTTGTACTAATTTTTGATGAAGTCCGACTGCGTAACCAGTCATATCTTCTCTACCCGCTTCCTGATACCAAGGATTTAACTTTAACCACTCCATCGCACGAACATCAGGAGTACCTGTATCTTGCGTTGGTTGCGCCTGTGGTTGTTGAACCTGCTGCTGCTGTTGACGGCCACGCTGGAAGGCTTCAGCCTCTGCCAGCGCCTTAACACGCTCTGCATGAAGGCGGGAAAGGTCTTCTTGCGCCGCTAAAAGTTCATCCGTCTCTCCACCATCATAGGCATCCTTGAACTTTTGTCTGGCTGCTTCCAGTTCAGCATCACTCCGCGCACCATATTGCTCAATCAACACAGCATTGGAATTATCGAGGCCCTGTTTGAGCGCAGAATTGTCACCAACTACCCGTTCAGCATATTTAACCGCTTCTTCACTTTGACGAAGTGCGTTTTCCTTGGCACGTCTTTCTTCGTGGTATTCGTATTTAAGAGCCTTAATGCGCTGTTGTGCAGCAGTGGAGTAATTCTTGATTTCCTCCTCGAATTCTTCGCTGTCCGGGTCCACCCGGTCAGCGGCGGGACGCGCCATCTGGCGGTCCTCTTCGGGGGTGTCGTCAAGAACCTCTATTTCCAGTTCATCGTCATCGTCGTTAGGCTCTGGCATAGCTTGGGGTTCCTCAAATTCCTGTTTTGCGGCTTTAGCCATTATACTCTTGAATAACCTCGCGGGTCCTCTACGACAGCCTGAACCGTATCATCGTTGATAATACGGAACTCTTTGCCATAAATGTTGAAACGGACCCCCTTGTACGCCCCGGTCAAAACAAAATCGCCTTCTTTACACCACGGCTCCGCGTCTTCACCGAACCTGTTGGCGTCCTTATAACATGAATCACCCATTTTCAGAACCAGCCCGATAACCGTCGAAGTTTGTTCAATATGTTTGGTGATGTCCGCTTTTATGACACCACCGACAGTCGTTTCATCGACCTCCGGGATGGCAATAAGAATGCGCCACCCTCTCGGCTCTGGAAGTTGAGTCGCCTTTTGCATATCGAACCCAGCTAATTCGGGCCGCTTAATTTCTTCGATTTTAGCTGTTGTTTGGTTCATGTATCCTGTTCTTCTGCTTTTTCTGACTCTTCCGCGACATCTAAAAGAAGTCTTTCCGCTATCGCCAAACCTTCGACTTTGCCAGACTGCTTGGCATATTCCATTGCAACGTCAGCCGCGCTCCCAACTGATAAACATCCACCTGTTGCTATGTGATCAGCCACATCATTCATCTCCCGACGAAGGCGTTCTTGGAAAGTCGTTAAAATATTACTTACCATTACCCCTGTCATCAACTATTTTTTTCATTCTTGTTGCCACTCTGCCCTTGTTGTGTCCTAGATTGGAGTACGTCCATAAACTTACCGGCGAGAGTAGTTGCCGTTTGTATACGAGCCGTTTTCGCCTGTTCATCGGTCTGATGTAATGAAGTCGCAGACTGAATATCCGCCCTCTGAAGGTCTGTATCTCCCCGCCCTTCGGCTATCCGCTCCTGCGAAGCAATGCGTTCGTATTCGATCTTGTCGTCTTCCACAGACATTGCAACATCGGCCCCGATACGCGCTCCCGTTTGCATCTCCTGCGACTTGACACGTTCTTCTTCGGTGAGCAGCCGTTGAATTTCCATGAGGATATCAATCTTGCTGCGCTCCATGCTCGTTTTCTTGTCTATCATGTCTTTCTGGGTATCGACAAGGAACATCTGCTCTTTGGACTTAATCTGTTCCATACCCAAGAAGGCACGGAGACGATCCGCAAGACCTTTGCGTTCGACCTCTTTGGCCTTGGTCTGGGCGTCCAACTTCTGGATTTGCAAGACCGGGTCTTGTTGCTGTTCAGCGATCCTTTGAGCCTGTGCTTCAGCAATATCCTTCTTAAGAACCTTTTCAGCGGCATCCGCAGTCAATTTAGACAACATGACCTCTGCTTCCGCTGGCAACGATTTGTCATAGTCTGGCATCGGTACGCCAAGCTGTTTCTCAATCTCCCGGCGGTACTGGAACGCAACGTGTTCCTGCACATGCGCTGCCGCCGCCGCCGCGATTGATTTAGCTGCGGGAGATTGCCCGATAATTGATTGAATTTTAGGGTCTTCGGCTGCGGCCAGATGAACCCTGATATGGCTCTCATGATCCTGATGGATGAATGCCTTGAGTGGCTTGCCGGTGATAATCGCCATGTTTTCCGCTACCGGGTCCATCGGTTTTCGATCTTCATCCAGAGGAATAATCTTGTCGGCGTTATCTACACCCATCGCATCAATCATCTGCCGATGAAGTAGTTTCTTGTCATAGACTTCAGGGGCCATCTGCTGCAACTGAAGAACTGCTTGGTTCTGCATAATGCGCTGCGCCATTGTCGATGCGTTGGGATTGGATATCGGAAGTACATCAATACGCTCATCATAATCTTGAGCGCGAGTGGCCCCATCCTCAACGTCATATTCATATTCTTTTGGTTGAAAGTCCTTCACCAATTCAGCAATCAACTTGAACTCTTGACGCATAGATGCATGAATTCGGGCATGGACACTGGACATAACCTTCATGCCGCGCTCTATAATCGCCAGCGTTGTCCCCACTGGTGCTTGATTATCCATTTCGGATATCTTCAAGTCAGCAATGCTGGCGATATTCCGTCCTTCCTCCACAACTGTCCCAAGCAACTGATACAAGACCGTGGAAGGTTCCTTATATGGAATGAATGTAATGTTATCCTTAATGGCACCACCAGGGACATCAACATCTCGGAACTCGCCGGGTCTTAAGGGGCTGTCGTCTCCCTTGATGCGAAGGCCACGCGCTTTTAACCCGGCTGGTAAATTAGACAGCGTCCCAGCGTCAATCAGTTGGCGTAAGATAGACGTGGCAGACTTAGTAATGCCACCTAGAAGATGCACCAACCCCATACCATAAAATCCTAACCCCGGAAGATATTTATACTGAATGAAGAAATCGCGCTTAAGTTTTTTCTCATCATCCTCCCTCCAGTTCCGATAAATGGAAACAATCGTCTGGCTGTCTTTTTCGATGGTGAAGATGTAAGGAACCGCGATTTCAGTTGGGTCATTATTATCATCCACATCTTCAAACCCCGGCAGATCATAATCAACGTGTATCTCCAACATTGTGTGCCGATCATCTTTTTCTGCGGACGGTGCAGACCCCGCCACCTTGTCTTCTTTTTCATCAACCTCGCCGTATTGGAT